AGCCATATATAAATCAATCCACTCTTAATCCCGAAGATTGGGGTTTGGATAGTGCAGCTCTAAGTATACCTCTCAGTAAAGATCAAGTATGGGACGGTACTCTGGATCTGAGTAATTTACCAAGTCAGGCCTATCCTATGGCTTTCTTTGAGATAGTGTTTGTACAGGGCAACGGGGAGAAGATATTACCTGGTCATGCTATTAGTTTGGTTAATACCACCAAAGTGGACGGTCTTACAAGATTTGGTACTGCTGTATGTTCGGTATTCTATAACTTTGGCCTGGTTTATAGGAGATCTCTTTTGGAGAAGTACTTAGGTTCAGGGTCCCAATTACATTCCATAAGTGGTGAGATTATAGTATCGTCATTTTCTATAACTCTGGTAACTTCTCTTAACCTTAAGGATCTCGCAGGTAATTCAGGAGATATCGATATAGATTTAGAAACTTGGTTAGTCGATTCTGGTGTAGAGGCTGAATTAGCTTCCAATATAGTCAAAAGGATAGCTAATAACTTAGGAATTATGAGTAACCTACTCTTGGTAAGAGGTGAAACCTGGCCTTTGAGTGGCGATGGTAATACTTTTAAGTACCAGATATTTGCTCAAATCACTGGCACTGGTGGAGTTCCTAAGCTTAAGTTAAGTCCGTATATACAACACAATGCTTCAAGTGGAACTAGTACAATTACTTCTATTAGAACTGTTACGACCTTTACTGCTCCAGAAGATATGTTGAAGTTATTCACTAATTGTATCAATCGTCCCTTATATCCTTTCTAAACTGAACCATAGTTGAGTTGGTTAAGTGGGGCCGGGGTGAGGTTAGCAATAACCTTGCTCTGGCCTTTTTCATTGTTTAAGGTCTACTGCAGCTTGTTCTAAAACCTTCTGAATGGTTTTCCTCATCCAGGAAAACATATTAACTGCAAACTTATCCCGGGGTAACTCAAAGTAGTCTATAAGATGCAATATAGAAAGCTTGCCATGGGAATCTTTGATACGAGACTCAAACCATTTGGGAGGTTCAAGTTGTATTTGCATAACCAGATATTCATCTGGTGTAAGGTGTTCTTTCATGTATTGATGGAATCTTTGAGATTGTTCCTCCTTTATTCTGGTCTCATCGGAATCATCAAGTAACTCCTTATTATTGTCAAATAACACTTCGAAAGAAGTTAACTCTTGGTTAAACTCTGCTTGCTTAGTATAAGCATTCCTCAGTAACTTACTTTTATAAGTTTGCAGGGAAGATAAGAGAGTTGCTTTCAACCTTTCTTCATCGTATTCGTCTTGGTATTTATTAAATACATACAAGAACTTATCCCAGAAAAAAGAGTTAATAATATCTGGTGTGAGATTAAATCTTCTGGAATCAACTCCTCTCGTCAGTCTACGGATTAAGGGTTTGCAGGTTTTATATAACCTATTAAACAAATCCTCATCATAAGGTTTTAATTCTGTCAAGCGATGTAGTTCACTTCCGTTGTTGCCTTTCATAGTAGTAAAGATTTTTAACAATGCAAATATAAATAATAAAGTAACAACTTGTATGAATTTTATCAAAATTATTTCACCGTCTGTGTTCAAGTATGTTCAAAGATGAGCTTGGAGAACTATATTATCTAGCAGATACTATTGATTATACACTCATGAATATTATATAATATATGAAACAAAATAGGGTAAAGAAGAGGTTAAACTCCTGTGACAAGTTTACGTTCTCTATCGAGTTTCAATTAGAAGTACTTAGGTTTTTGGTACAAGGGAAGGAAGCCCTTTTATATGTCCCCAAGATAAAACCCGGGTACTTCACTCTAATTGAACACTCCATAGTAGTAGAAGCCTTGGTAAAATTCGTAAAGAAGTACCAACGAATACCAAGTGAGGTCTTAATGGTTGAGCAGGTTAAAACTTTGTTAGAAGGTAAGGATTATGTAGACTTAGTTACCAAGGATGATATCCCTAATATTCATAGTTTAATATCTGAACTTTATAATAAGCCTCTAAAAGATGTAGATATTGTTCTGGAGAACATACACAAGTTTATTGCCTACATTGAATTGAAGGCCTTAAATGAAGGTATGGACTTCTCTGATTACAATTCTTACGAAACCTATCAAGCTAAACTAACTAAGATTCTACAAAGTTCAAAACCACAAAAGAAGGACGAACCTTTGTTAATGGTTAGTGGAACTGCAATGCGACAACTTATGCGAAAGGTTGACCCAGATGTAGTTCCCACTCCATTTTGGCAGTTGAATAGGTTGGGTAATGGAGATGGATATCCCAAGAACTCTCTTTTCGTTTTAATTGACCGTCCCAAACGAAGAAAGACTTTTGCACTTATCAATGTTGCTCGGGGATATCTGGCTATGAAAAAGAATGTTCTTTACATAGATACCGAAAATGGTAAAAACCAGTTAATGGACCGTATGATTCAGTCTACCCTAAATAAAACTAAGAGAGAGATGTTAACCGGTGATTATGATAAAATGGAGCAAAGGCACATGCGTAAATATAAACGACTCGGGGTTGAGTTTATTGTGGAGCGTGTACCTGCAACCATTGCAGATTGTAATACCATTATGAACTTGGTCAGGAAACTGGAAACCGAGAAAGGTATCAAAGTCCATGTCATAATGATTGACTACGCTGCAAAATTAGCTTCTATTGCTAGAGATAGGGACGATGTAGAACGTATCAACAATGTATATATAGATATTGATAATATGGGTGATGAGTTGGGACTTGATGCTGTATGGACTGCCCAACATGTTACCAGAGAAGGAGCTAAGCATCAAGAAACTCGATATGAGGATAATGATATTGCTTCTGCTATATCTATCATAAGGAATGCAAAATGCGTCATGGGATTAAATTCTACTCAGGACGAAGAAGAACATAACATCATGAGAATGGAAGTTGTAGTTCAACGTGATGGAGTTCCATCTGGTAGAGTAATGTTTAATATGGACCCAGAAAGACAACGTATGAAGGAGTTCTCTAAAGAGGCCAGAGCAAAATATGATGAGTCCATGGGTAAACAGGTAGATGATTTACTTAAGAAAAAGAAAAGGGTAAGTAATCCCAACGCAGACCCAGAAAAGAGAAGTAAAACCTCAGGTGATATTTAGTTAAACCTTAAATAATTAAAATTGTATGGCACGAGTTATTACTACAGAGCCTCTTAAAATTCAGGAGAGGACTACAGTTTGTAAAAATTGTAATTCCAAGGTAGCTTTTAATGAGAAGGAAGTATTCTTGGATTTAAGTTATGGTCCAGAGTATAATGGAGAAGAGTGCATCACTTGCCCTCACTGTCATTATAATATCCATATTGGCGTATTCCAAGCTACTGAACACATGTAGTTATGAATGTAAGATTATTGAAGATATTTCGTAGGAGAGCTTCCAAAGAGATATGTTTAAGAAGGCAACCAGGTAACAGATATCAAGTTGTATGTCCAATTGAAGAGAGGTATAGTTTAGGAGTATTCTTCCGTGGGTACCAATCTCTTCAGAAAAGGCCTCTATAAATTGGAATAAGGTTACTCCTAACCATAGAACTATGGGGTATAAAGATATAGATAGGTATGAGGTACCTTATAAGAATTCTTTCCTAAGGTTAGAAGAAGCCAAAGTAGAATTAGTGAAGATTCGTAGAGGATATATAATCCATCATATAGTTCCTGAATTATGTCAGAAGTTACCAGTTAATAAGTAATAATTACCCGGCTATGTTATTCATGGTCGGGTATTTTCGTTTACGATATGAGACTTAACAGCAATATAAAAGGTGTTAAAGTAAAGCCTATACCAAACTATCCAGAATATTTGGCTTCATTCGACGGTAGAGTATATTCCACTAAATTACATAGATGGCTATCTACTAACCCTCATAAGATATTCGGATATTTACAGGTACATCTAAGAAAAAAGACCCATAGATTGAATAGGGTTATAGCTACAACTTGGATACCTAATCCCGATAACTTACCATGTGTAGGTCATAAGGATAATAATAGAACTAACAATAGAGTAGAAAATCTATACTGGTGTACTCATAAAGAAAATACTCAACAATGTATAAGAGATGGTAGATTCAAACCCAGAGGTAAAACTCCTTTGAGTATAGAGATTAGACGTAAAATAAAAACCGAATACTTGAAAGGAAATACCACTCTACAAAAGTTAAGCCGTAAATATGGTAGAGCACATTCAGTTATTAGGAGGATAGTATATGAGACTAAATAACCATACTAAAGGTCGTTTACATGAATATTTTAGATATAAGTTGAAGGCCTTCGATTATCGTAAGGGGTGGATGAAGTCAGACTGTCCCTACTGTGGAGGAGAAAAGAAGTTTGGTATCAACCTTTCAAACAATCGATGTAATTGTTTTAAGTGTGGTGAACATCCTTCTCCTATAAGTTTGGTAATGTATTTGGAGAGTACTGATAGTTTTCAAGAAGTACTATCTATACTCGAATCGGGAGATTATTCTGGATATGTATTCAAAGAAGAGAAGGTTGAGTTAAAAGGTAAGAAAGAGTTCTTCCTTCCTGATGGCTTTAAGAATATATCCATGGGTACTTCTCTATTGGCAAGGTCTGCCCGGAATTATCTTAAGAAACGAGGGTTTAAGATAGAGGAGTTAGCTCGTAAAGGATGGGGGTATTGTAACACAGGTAAGTATCTTGGATATATCATTATTCCTTTTACAGAGCATGGGCAATTAACTTACTTCAATGCCCGATTATATATGGGCGCTGGCCCCAAATATAACAATCCAGAAGTAGATGTAACGGGTTTGGGAAAGAGTTTTATTATATATAATGCAGATGCTCTAGAAATATACCGAACCATTTATATTTGTGAGGGTGCAATCAATGCTGAAACTTTGGGAGAGAATGGGATTGCAACCGGAGGTAAGGCAGTTTCAAGATGGCAAGTAAACAAGTTCATCAAGAGCCAAGTAGAGAAGTTTATAATATTGATTGACCCCGATGCTAAAGATAAAGCATTAGATCTGGCATTTAAGTTGGTGCCCTTCAAAAAGGTAAAGGTAGTATTCCTCCCAGATAATGAGGATGTCAATTCACTGGGTAAACAAAGGACTTTAGAATATGTACGAGAGACGACATATCAGACTTATCAAGAACTTTTAACTATAAAATCACAGTTAAAATTATAATGGCACAACGAGAACCTTCTATACATATCTCTAAAACTTTATTCCGTAAATTATGGAAGGAAATGGGGGGTAGAGTATCTGAAGAATTCGTAGATGAGTTCTTCACTAAAGCCAGGCAATACTCTTTGGACCATCGTTCAGTGGTAGGAGAGGATAAAAGGGTACAAACTCAAGCTGTTCGTAGAGCTTCAGGAAGTATAGGAGATGCAAACTTATTAGCAGATATCATCTATTCTACTAGAGTTCAACTCAAACACATCGGAGTAACTAAAATAAAGCAAACAGATTTACAATGGGCCTCAGTTAAGGAATTGGTACCTGTTGTAAACGAGTTCTGTCAAAAGTTTGGGTTTGAACCTCGTCAAGGATATATTGAGTTTGTAACAACTGGTATTAAGCTCATGTCTCAAGCAAAGAGGGTTAACTATAACTTCTGTGCTAATTGGTTACATCAGAGAGTTAATTGGATTATGGATGTATACGAAGCAGATAGAGAAGTAAAAGAAGATTCAGCTCCCCAGTATACCCGAGAAATATATGAATATTATACTAAAGAGATTCTTGACAGAATAGGGATTAACAATACTTACGATAAAAACCCTCAAGAGTATGTATGGTTTGTAAGAGCAAGAAAATTAGCCGATGAAGTTGGAGTTGACTATGAAACCTTTGTTCAAGCTCAGTTCTATGCTTTAGAATTCTGTAATGGTATACCTAAGATAGAAGATCTATCTAATGACAAGGCTAGACAAAGAGTTATTAATTATATGGCAAGATTTAATATAGTATCTCGGCCTAAATCGGAACATGTAGATTGGGATGCTTTCAAGAAATAAGGTATGATAACTATAACCATAAAGAACTGCAATGTTTGTGAATTATCTGGCCCTGCTAAGTTCACAAATAAGTTGTATGAAATGTTCCGGATTAAGCATCCGGACGCTTGGCATATAATGATGTATAGCAGGGCAAAGAACTGGGATGGTTACGTAAAATATATCTCTGATTATGGGCAATTCAAAATAGGTCTTCTAAATAGGGTTTACAATGAATGCCTTAAAACGGGACAGGAGGTTAAAATCATAGATAATAGACCCCAGTTAGGAGTTAAACCAGTAATTCCAACAATACTTGGAGATAAAGAATTACGGGAAGTACAAAAAGAAGCTCTAGAAAAGATTCTAAATAATCGAGTTGGAGATACTCCTTTTCTTATCTGTGCATCTGATTTGGCAGTTAATTTCGGAAAGACTTTGGTGTTCTGTGGATTACACCAGGCTTTCAAGAGGAAATTGAAAACTGTATTGTTGTTGAACAGTGCAGACTTATTTAAGCAGTTCAAAAAAGAGATTCCAGAACTGTTACCCGGTGAAAAGGTTGCATTCATACAGGGAAGTAAGTGCAATGACTGGGGTAACTTTAATGTGTGCATGGTACAGTCTCTTGCCTCAAATATAAGTAGGTACCAAAAATTCTTATCAGAAATAGATATGGTACTTATAGATGAGGCTGACGTGATAGATAATAAAACATATAAAACAGTAATACAACATCTGTATAACTCTAGAATACGAGTAGGTTTGAGTGGTACCATCTACATGAGTAATCAGAAGAAGAAGTTAATACATAACCTGAATATCATGTCATTTATTGGTGATAAGGTTAACCAGATAAAATTAAGTGATATGATAGAGAAAGGGTATTCTACTCCTATTACTTGCAAGTTGGTATATGCTCCCTTTAAGTACTCTAAAGATGTGGATTACTCAACAGAATACAAGGAAGTGATATCAGATAATGTTAAAGCTTGGAAACTATCCCTTGATCGTACCAAGTATAACATTGGTAGAAAGAGATTACCAGCTTTGGTAGTATGTAAGTTTATAGGTCATTGTGAAAATCTTTATCGGTATTATGCTAAACATCTCGGGAATCAATACAACATACAATATGTACATCATAATACCAAAGGGCGTGATGAAATTCTACAAGCTTTTAGAGAAGGTAAAATCGATATACTAATAGCTACCACGATTATTTCTAGAGGTCAAAACTTCCCTGAATTAAAATATCTGCAGAATACTGCATCAATGGATTCTAATGAAAAATCCATACAGATATTGGGACGTCTTGCACGAACTCACATGAACAAGAAAAAAGCCTATCTTGACGATCTTCAATTCCCGGGTAATTATCTAAAGAGACATGGTAACCATAGACGAATGTATTATCAGAAAGAAAAATTAAAGGTAATCAAAGTGGAAGGGTAATACGCATATATGCGCACGTATATACCTACACTTATAACTCTATTAGTATTTAGTATACTAAATACTAATAGAGGTTTATATAGCTAAAGCTATATAAACTTATACTTAACTTACTTAGTAAGTATTAACTTAAGCTAAAGCTTAAATACGCACGCACGTATAATGGTGAACCAGAAAGTTAGTGCATATACTATTCTACATCAATGACACTGAAATACCTATTAACTATCACTTGATATCAAACTATCAAATATATGGCGAAGAAAAAGAAAGACAAACTTAAGGAAGTAAGAAAGGAGTTAGAGACTGGGGATATTCTTGAACCTATAGACATCACCAAACTTGGTTCAGGACAAGATCCCTGTTTCGGTAAACACTATGACCTTTCAACCAAGGAATGTAAGATGTGCGGAGATTCCGAACTCTGTTGTATTAAGTTCACAGCTCTTATGGGTAAGACTCGTAAAGAGCTGGAAGCAGAAACCAAGTTCAAGGATTTGGAACCTTTGGTAGATATAGAAGGTTGTAAAAAGTACTACCGTAAATTGGTAAGAGAAAAACTGGGTAAGAAGGAGATACTAGATAAACTTCAGAGTAAGTTCGAGTTATCCCGAAAGGAAGCAAGAGACATTTATCGTAAATTCAACAGTAAATAACATGGTACAATTAGAGTTCACAAAGATTCGAGAGGTTAAGTCCCCAAACAGAGCAAATGATGGGGATGCAGGTTTGGATTTCTATATTCCAAGATTAACCCACGATGACCTATTAAAGGTAGGTGAGAAACACGAGAAAGATTTCACTGGTATCAATAGAAAGATGTTAGGTCTTGGTAATATAAATTTCAAAGACATAGATAATCCTGGATTATGTGTAGTAATAAACCCAGGTGGACGAATACTTATACCATCTGGAATCAAGGTACTCATCAATCCAAAGGAATCTATGCTTATGGCAGCAAACAAATCAGGTGTTGCTACTAAGGATGGATTAACATATACAGCTGAGATAGTGGACAGTCCGTACACAGGAGAGATGCACATCGGGATTCAAAACGCTTCTACTGAACCAGTATATATACCTCTCAGAGAAGATAAGAAGATAATGCAATTCGTACATGTTCCCATTATACTCTCAACACCAATAGAGATTACCAATGAGGAGTATGAGGAGAAAGCAAAGAACTGGGGAACAAGAGGAGATAAGGGATTTGGTGCACACGATAATAAGTAAGACCATGGATAGTCGCGATATAAAGGAAGAACCGGGAATTATCCCCGAACACAAGTATCTCGAAGAGATATACCAAATGCAAAAGAACCTCTTGTCTGGGTATATAGGCATAGAGGGGTTACCACAATATCCGGTAGACATCAATACAAAGGATTCTCAAACACTATTGAAGGACTTTACTGCCCGGGTTATTGAGGAGTTATCCGAAGGATATGAATCTTTCGAAAATGTTATGGCTTTATTAGAAGCCAATCATGCCAAGTTGGTACAAACCCAAGGAGATTGCATAGAGTATACAGAGATACTCAATAATCTGCAGAATGCTAACGAAGAGAACGCCGATGCAATCCACTTCTTTATAGAACTGCTTATATATGCCAATATCCAACCAGAGGATATAATGACATATATGGAGAAGTGGGTAAAGGACAACCATTGTACTCAATCAGTGGTAGATTCTCTAAACAAGAACCACGATGATATTCTGCGTACAGCAATGAATCTCGGGGTAATGTGGATAATGGGCAAGGGAGATATCAGTGTTATCTTACACAACAATGCCACAGACCTTATCAAGTGGTACGAGAACATGGATTCAGAAACACATCTGGACTATAACACAAAGTTACTCGAGGGAGGTAGATACTTCAATCATGTAGAGTACTCAGTAAACTACCCATACCTGTTATGGAAGATAACCCATCATCTGAACATTGCTCGTAACTTCCTGAAGAATAAACCCTGGAAGCAATCCCAGGTAATGACTCAGGAGTTAAAGTATCAGTCGGAATTAGTGAAGGCCTTCATCTACTTCTGTGGGTATTTGGGATGGATAGGTATGGGTTCAGATGATGTATTCTACATCTATTTCAAGAAGAACCGTATCAATATGTTCCGTCAAAAATCGAAGTATTAGTATGAATTTGGTAAAAGCTAAGAACCCAATAGAAGCTTGGGAAAAGATACTGGAAAATTTCTTAATCAAGAAACCAGACTGGTTTTGTGAAGGAATTGGTTATAACTTAACCGATTCTCTTTTTACATACGACTTGATGGTAGAAATAGCTGAGGCTAAATTTAACCCTGACTTTGACTTCGGTAAGATGTTTGGGTACACCATGACTAAGTGGACTGGTTTAATTACCAACTACTTGGATTTGGATGTACTTGATCAGGCCAAACTGATGATAAGGAAGTTAGAAGAGAACAAGACAGTAAATAGGAATTATCACATTGGATTCCATTTTGCTGATAATCACGGTAGTGGCAAAGGTTGCTTAGTTGGTGGTATATTCTCTCGTAAGATTGGAGTAGAAAACCCCGAGATAACTGTAATACTACGCTCTTCAGAGGTAGTTACAAGGTTACCAATAGATATACTGTTATTCTGTCGTATGGGTCAGTATATCTATGGCCATGATAATTTCTCGTTAAAGTTGGTTATCAAAGCAGCTTGGGCAAATGATACTACAATCTTGCTGTATCAGAATCGAAAAGATATTAAGGAGTTATTGAAAGAGAACTGTACCGATGAAGTACGTAGAAAGAAGATACGTAAATCTCTCAAAAAACTTATGACAAGCGATGAAGCAGGTTATAAAACCTATGGTAACAGTTTCAGAGCTTTCAAGGTATTAAGGAAAGACTTGGGGTATAAACAGAAATCTATGTTAGCCTCGGCCTTAGAAATTGGAGATTGGGATGGTATTCCATTGCCTGAGGTATGCCCATCTATCCTCAAGCGTAATATGATAAAAAAGACCTACTTAAAGTTTACAGAAAAGTATGGTCTTAAACTAAAGCTTGAGGAAAGTGGGGAAAAGAAAAGGAAAAAGTTGATATCATTCTCTTCTTCAGAGGAAGATGATATGGAAGACGGTGAATTAACTCCTGAAGCCGATGAGTAAGTTCAAGTTAAAGAATAACCTGTTGCAGTTCAAAACAAGTATGAAAGCTTGGGAGGGACTCAACAGGTTATTCCTGTTCAATACCCCCGGTTTGGATATTGAAAGAATTGGTAAAGCACAGTACTTAAATGATTTAGTCATTTATATTAAAGAACCTCTGGTAGACCCCGAATTTGATTTTGGTAGGCACTTCAACTACACTTCGGCTAAATGGAAGTCTCTGGTAGCAAACTATGTGGATGAAAATGGTCTGATTGATTTAAGACAGGAAGTAGTAAAAGCCTTAAACTCAAGGAAGATATTTAACATAGGCTATCAGTTTGACAATAAGCATGCTCATGGTAAGAATTGCTTGTTGTCTCTGACTGTATCAAAGAAAGCAGGCATGGATTACCCTATGATAACGGTATTCATGAGGGCATCAGAGGTAACCAAAAGACTTATCTGTGACCTACTACTGATTCAAAGGATAGGGGAATATTTATTCCCTACCGGACAGAAATTCCATGTATCAATACACTTTAGTCAGATATTCAACGATGATACTGTATTACTAATGTATCATGCTCATGAAGACCTATTAAAACTTAGTGATAAGCTTGGTATATATGATGGTAACTGGTATGAGCGGTTAAAGTATCTACTTAAAGTAGACCCTGACAAGATAAAGTATAAGGTACATAAAAGAGCATTGAAAGTACTCAGACCTGAGTTGTTCAAATATCCCAAAACCCTGGCAAAGGATTGTACACTCGGTAGTGAAGACTGGCTACCATTCTAAGATAGGGAAGTCTATTGAATTGCAAATACCAATGCAATGAAAATAGAGGTAAAGAAATCTCCTTACACCAGTAAACTAGGAGGAGATATAGATATAACTTTCTCCACGGATGATGGGTGGTTATTTAATACAGTGGCCAACATCAGTGTAAAGGATTTAAGGCAACTTAAAAGAAAGATAAGGAGGTATCTAAGTGAAGTACGAGAGGAAAGATAAACCCTATTTTGGAGTAGAGATATCCAAGGGTAAATATCCTAATAGGAATGGCAGGGACATAGAGTTATCTATATGTATCAATGCTTGTCATTGGGTAGGTCTTCCCAACATGAATATTCAGGACCTAAAAGAACTACGAAAATCTATAAGAAAATATATTAAAAATCACGAACAATGAGAAGTCATCTAACTTTACCTGGATTTAATGGTAGGTATAGGATATATACTACGGGTAAAGTATGGGACAAACACTTAAAAGTATTTTTAATAGCTAGACCCAATAGTACTGGGTACTTAAGAGTTAGATTATATGATGGTAAAAGGTATTTTATACATAGGTTAGTAGCTTTAACTTACATTCCAAACCCAGATAATTTACCAATAGTTATGCACTTGGACAACGATATACATAACAACCAAGTAATCAACTTAAAGTGGGGTACTGGGTCTGACAATATTAAACAGGCCTTCAGAGATGGGCGTATAAAAACTACATATAAACCTGGTAAAGGTCCAGGACTAAAGGGCGAAAATCATCCTATGTCAAAAATTAACTTACAATCAACGTAAGGAGATTAAATCTTTATACAGAACTGGAAAGTACACTATGAGAAAATTATCAATTAGATATAACGTTAGTAGAGTAACTATTGGGAATTGTGTAAAACTATTCAAACAAAGATGATATGAGAATATATTCAAATCCTTACGAATTGATGTCTGAGACGGCAAGAAATTTGTATGAGATGGGTACAGAGGTAAAGCCAAAGACCTATCAAAATAAAAATATAGAAGGTAAAGATGACTTCATTACCAAAGAACTTATATGCGAGCAATACTGTTTGACTCACATGGAAGACCCGGCCCCTTTATTTGTATTCACCAAATCTAAAGATTGGGCAGAGGCTGAGTTCCAGGAAAGAATACACCCGGGACAAATTAACCCGGGTGAAGCATGGAAATTGCGTCCCGAAATATGGGAAGAGTTCCTGGTAGATGGTAAGTACTTCGACTACACCTATTCGGAGAGAATGAATGAGGTAGTAATGTATAAGGGGATTGTAATGACCAAGTTACAGGCTGTCATAGGTCTGCTCAAGGATGATAATGATACCCGTAAAGCCATACTTAATATCTATGGTGAAGATGGGCAGGTAGAATGTTCTGATGCCGAAAACCTGGATGGTAAGATGCGTATACCATGCTCTATGTACTACGACTTCCTTATCCGGGAGAACGCAAGGGGTGAAAAGCAATTGAATATTTGTTATCACCAAAGGTCATCCGATTTTGTAACTCACTTCGGAAATGATGTATATCTGGCATGGAAACTCATGGAACACGTAGCCAGAGAAGTGGGTATCAAACCAGGTTATCTCTATCATACTATTGATAGTTTGCATAGTTATAAAAAGGACTGGGTAAAACTCAAAACTTCTATCCAGACAGAATTAAGGTAACAAAGAAGGTAACGGTGGTTGAGCTTAGTTTCTTTTCTGTCAAGCCGAGATTAGTAGTAAAGCCGTTACCTTCACCTGGACCCATAGCTCAGTTGGTAAGAGCAGCTGACTCATAATCAGAAGATCGTGGGTTCAATCCCCTCTGGGTCCACTTATGAATCTTTACTTTGCGCTGTGGACAACGAGTCCTGATTCATTCCCAGGTACTGGACGGTAGGGATATAGACTGGTACCTAATTTACGGAAGTAGCACAGTCCGGTTAGTGTACTTGCTTTGGGAGCAAGGGGTCGCAGGTTCGAATCCTGTCTTCCGTACAGGGCTATAGCTGGGTTATAACAGGAGATACGACCTCCAGCTAGCAATGGGCAATAAACTGGTACGAGATACCAAAATCCCATAATTAAAGTCGAAGGCTATAGCATTAGGAGATGAGTTACTGTTCTTCGCTCATCTCCCCTTTTTATAAAAGCTCGGATGGTGAAATAGGTAGACACGCCGGACTTAAAATCCTGTGACCAGTAATGGTCGTGCGGGTTCGATTCCCGCTCCGAGTACATGATTTTATAATTCTTATGAAAGGAGACATTATATATAACTTGATAAAACTTCTACAAAATAAAGAAGTTGGTCAGACATTTAGGTATACTTACTTACAAAGTACAGGAGCTAAGACAGCATATTTATATTGGTTATGCTGTCTTCTTTGTAGATCAGGGTATATAAAAAGAGTAAAGAATGGTATCTTTCAAGTAGTAAAGAATACGTCAGACTTATGGTCATGTAAAGATCTATTCTATACTGCATATAATAAGAATAAACATGGAGTCAAGATATGACATAATCAAAAGTTTCTCACAAGTCAAACGGCTTGTGAAAGCTTGTTTGAAAACAGGCATAGCTTCTGTAGACTTCGAGACAAATGCCGAAGGTATTTATAATAAAACCTTTAAACCAACCATCTTATCCATAACCTTTCAAGTTGGTTCTGGTGTATCAATACCTTTATGTCACCATGAATATGAAAACCCTAATTGGAAACGTTGGTTAAAGTATTTTGGTAGAAAGGTGGTTGAGAACCTCAATGTAACTAAAGTGGGATGGAATCTGAAGTTTGACCTTCAGATATTCGAGTTATATGGGATATATGTTAGAGGTACTGTTCTGGATGGAATGCTTATGAAGTATCTTCTAAATGAAGAGAAACCTAATGACCTGAAATCAATGGTTAGAAGGTATCTACCAGAGCATGGCGACTACGAGAAGGCAGAGAAGTTCGACAAGATACCTTGGGATAAGAAACCATTGGAACCCTTATGCAAGTATGGTTGTCAGGATACCGATTATACTCTTAGGTTAGCTATGTTCTTTGAAAGTAAGCTAATAGAGATTGGCATGTACCCCTTATTTAGGCATTTGATTATGCCAGCTTCTAGGGTATTGCAGCATGCTGAAAAAACCGGATTATACCTCGATAGGAAATTCAATCAGGAATTGCTTGAATCTTACAAGCCAAAAATTGAACAAGCAACTTCTAATTGCTTGAATCTTCCACGAGTGAAAAAATTCTCTAGATGGCTTGTCCAAGAAAGAATAAGCAAATACCTTGCATCCATTGAAAGTGAACTTGAAAATCTGGATTATAATAGCCCAAAGGACGCACGGAAAATAGCAAGCAGGGAGCAAAAAATATCCAATATCCGAGCAGGTGTATTCACCACTAAAAAAGAATTGGAATTAACCCGAGAAGTAAACTTGGGAAGTACAATTGATTTACCTCTACTGTTGTATTCCGAAAAGGGGTTCAAATTCCCTATCATAAAATATACCAAGGATAAGAAAACTAATCGTGATACCGATAAGCCGAGTACCGATGAGGATACGTTGGTAGAACTTCGATTAATGGTTAAAGACCCTGAAAGTCCCAAAGCAATCTTCCTGGATAATCTTCTCGAGTTGAGAGGGTTAAAGAAAATGTATACAACCTATATTGAGGGATGGCATGATAAAGTTCAGGATGATGATAGAATTCACGGGCAATTCAAAATTATTGGTACTACTTCTGGCCGATTAAGTAGTTCTGAACCTAACCTCCAACAAATACCCAAGACTTCGGTAGATGCTAATATCAAGAAACAGTTGGTAGCTCCCAAAGGGAAACTATACATGGCACTTGACTACTCTCAGGCAGAGTTAAGAATCATGGCACACCTTTCAGGGGATGAGACTTATCTTGAAGCATTTGCCAAGGGCCAAGACCCTCACCTTGCTATTGCAGCAAATAAGTATGGTGTATCGTATGAGGAAGCAAACAAAGCTTACAGTGATGAACAACATCCCGATTATAAGCTTTGGAAAAACCGAAGGAAGCAGGCAAAGCAGATATGTTTCGGTATTATATATGGTATTCAGAAGAAACTGCTTGCAGTTAAACTATCTGACCCAAAAGCTGGTATTATCGTAACACCAGATGAAGCTCAGCAACAGTTGAATGAGTTCTTCCAGGAGCACCCGAAGATTAAGAAGTTCATGATTAACCAGGAGAAGGTACTGATAAAACATGGATATATTAAATCTTTGTTCGGTAGGAAGAGAAGGTTACCCCAGGTATATTCGGATAACGAGCAGGAAGCAGCATACGCAGTACGATTATCGGTTAATATGCCATGTCAATCAGCTGCATCAGATATGAACTTATTCGCTTCAATCCTAAACTATTGGAAAATGAGGCAAGGTAAGTTACCATTTATGCAAGAGACTTGTAATGTTCATGATGCTACCTATTACTTGGTAAGTCCCGAATATATAAATACCTGGGTAGTATACGAGATTTGGGAAACTTGCCGTAACCCAAATACTAAAGAATACTTCAACTTCCAGATAGACGACGTAAGTATGTCAATGGACTTCGTTATCGGGCGTTCTATGGCAGAGGAACTACCTTTTATTCCTGGATATGATTATAGGAAAATGCTTGAACCAGATTTTAATCCTGATGAGTACTTAGAGGAACATCGTAAGTTCAAAGGTATTGAAATAGAAGATTATCCTAAGTTATATCCAGAAGAGATAGAGAAAAATAAGAGAGAGTTTAGGAAGAGAATGTATGAAAGGTAATATACCAGATTTTGATTGTTACCATGTTACTCGAGAAGGTAATGTGTACTCTAAGTATAGAGATAGAGTTACTTGGAGGAAAATGGCTAAGAGAAAGAAGAACAATGGTTACTTGATAGTAAGCCTAAGAAATAATAAGGGGATTAAGTATACGTTTAATATACATAGGTTGGTAGCTTTAATCTACATTCCAAACCCAGATAATAAACCGTGTGTGGGTCATAAGGATAATAATCGAGAAAATAATAAAGTAGAAAATCTATATTGGTGTACTAACCAAGAGAATACTCAACAATGTATAAGAGACGGTAGATTTAATATACCAAGCCCTAAGTTGAGTGAGGAGTCTATAAATAAGATGATAGAAGATTATGAGAGTGGTATGAGTAACCTACAGATAAAGGTCAAATATGGAATAAGCATTATGACCATGTATAAATACTTCAGTGAAAGAGGTGTTATATGGAAAAAAGGCAAAAGATAGTACGTCTATCCCAGATTAAGAAAAACACACTAAAGATTCTATTTCAAGGGAAAACCTATGAGATTGATTTAGACCAGGAACTCATGATTGATGAGAACCTGGTCAATCAGTCTTTACGTAGAAGTCCATCTAATTATGCTCTATTGGTGATGGTAAGGGATAGGCTTATATATAAAAGGGATAAACTTGAAAAGGCAAAAGACCAGGCTTATAGTAAGGCATGGCTTTACTATAAAGAATCAGGTAATGTAAACAATGACGCAGCAGCTCATAAAGCAGAGAACAACCAAGCTTATCAAGGAGCATTGAAAAGATATATGAAGGCTGAGTACAATGCGAGTAAAATGATAAGTATATGTAAAGCTTACGAATCACGAGAGAATATTTTAAGAACTGTATCAGCAAACTTACGTAAACAACAGTAAATATGTCAAGAATTGAGTTAGACCTTATTTCGGTCAAAGAAGCAAAGGAGTTGAATGGTAAACTGAACGGTTTAGGAACTCCCACAGGAAGTCGAGTACTTATTGTATCCCCAGTAGTAACTGCAGATACCAAAACCAAAGGAGGACTCTATATCCCTCAGGAACATGATAAAGATACAGTACCCCGCAAGGGAGTAGTAATTCAGGTAGGACCCATCACTGATGAACAATGTGAAGAATATCCTGGTCTTCAGGTTGGAGCGGTAGTTACTTACGGTCTGTATGCTGGTAAAGAACTAGATGTAGTAGACCTTCCCAATCAAGTAACAACTATATTATCTCTGAACGAGATACTTTATATCGAAACCAATAAATAAAGCCATGAAAAAGGAAAAAACAACCGAGAAAAAGGGCAGTGTAATGACTACCCGAGAAAAGATGCTTGCCAGGAAGAAGGACCTGGAAAAGCGTAGTGGAGGTGGTGGAATAATCTACCCGAAAGAGGGAACTACCCGAGTACGTATCAAATCTCGGGGTGCAGACGAGGAATTGGGAATCGAGATTATTCAATTCTATCTTGGACCAAAGGAGGGAGGTATTATATCTCCGGCAACTTTCGATGAGCCATGTCCTTTCATGGAGAAGTTCCAGGAGCTTAAAAACTCCGACGACCCAGATGATAAGGCATTAGCATCGAAACTGGTACCGAAGAGAAAGTATCTCATCGGGGTACTTGGGTACAAAGATACTAAGGGTAAGGAAATTGACCCCGACCGGGTAGATAAACCCATGATGGTACCACGTTCGGTATATCAGGATATTATAGACCTTTACCTCGATGAAGAGGACTGGGGGGATATGACTGACCCTGTAGAGGGATACGATATCAAAATCACCCGTACTGGTACCGGTAAGAATGATACCAGCTATTCGGTATCACCTTGCCAGAAAACCAAGCTGGACAAGAAGTATCGGG